TTTAATATCAATATTGTGAGTAGGATTTTTATACCATTTGCTATTCTTTGCATTTATTTGATTTTCAGACACAAGGCTTATTCCAACCTTATTGCTTGAAAAAATATAATACGAATAATATTTACTCCTACTTGTGAGAGGTTTAGAACCCTTGCAAGTATCTCTATTTGGACTCCTTCTGCCTGACATTTTTACATGTCTCTCTATTTTGTCTTTAGATGTTTTATTAAACACATACTCAACCGATACTCGTGTGCTACAGTGTAAAACTTCCTTAAACAAGTGCTGTATCTTTTCGCACACAATTTCGCTTGTTTTCTTAAAAATATGAGATTTCCATTGTGGGTTGCTTTTAATTTCTATGTTTATTGTGTTCATTAGCGAATTTTGATTACTCAAAGCTTCGATGGCTATTTGCTGCTTTTTATTTTGATGTTCTTGATATTTTGTACAGACCGCATTAAAAACAATGCCACCAATCAATAACATAAAAGTTAAAACAAACCAAAGATAAATTTGTAAATCAAAAAATATAGGGATTATAATACCTAATACAGACGCAATAATAGCCATCACAGTATTATTTGTCCCTATCGCATAGATGAATTTTAGAAAACTGATGAATCCGCTATTGTCGTTTTTATGTTCTTCTACCCATTTATACATATTATCAGTACCCTTAGCAATTATTTATTATATTATTATAGTAGCACAAATGTTGTAGAAAATCAACGACAACCAGTATTTTTTGGAAGTATATATTAAAAACACATCTTCTCCCAATTTATTATTCGCTAGTGGTGAGCGAAAAACATTTAAAAGGATTATTTTAATCCCATTTGATTTCATTTTTATTATACTTAGATAATCTATCTAATATCCATTGCTTTTTGTGGTGAGACTGATTGTCAAAATCTTTAACTTTATTTTTATCTACCTCGAAAGACTGACTTATCGGTACTGCAAGCACTGACATTTTTAACATCCTTTCTAAAAAAACGAAATTGGCGTTTATGACCATTGGTACGCCATAAACCAACCCACCTCTTTATCTTCCTCTATGTTGGTCAACCATAGTCTTATCTTCGCTCGCTGTCCAATTATTTTGAGTCGCTGGCATCGTGCTACGACCAAGAATCTAAACCATTTCATCTGTATTCTACAGAAAGGTAGTTGCGTTCGCATTCCTGACATCTAAAGGTAGATGTTACCACTATACAAATCTGCCCAAGTGGGCTGACACTAAATGTCATAATTGCCTGTGAATCCTCAGATTATCACAGGGCGATCACTAATATATTATGCCCCACAAGCTCGAAAAACATTGCAGAAATACCAAGACCGTATACCCTAAAGTATCACAGTACGAACTTATGTGTTATCTTTTGGTCTGTCAGCCAAGTGCCCTTTTAGCATTGGCGATTTTGGTGTCTTTTGCTCGAATACCGTCATTAATAAGATGATAGATAGCATTGATTGTCTTTTCTCCAACAATACCATCAACTGTGACCTTACCTGCTTTCTGTGCTTCTTTTACAGCCTTTAAAGTGCCATCTCCGAAACCGTCCGAGTTGTCAACCTTTGTCTTGATGATACCCATATTATAGAGTGTAATCAACTGTTTCTTGAATGCAAGTATAGCTGTGTTATGTAAACCGTATTTAATCATTTCTTCTTCCTCCGTATCTGTTGTTTTACCACCAAGTTTTGCAGTTACTGTTTTTGCAAGATTGCCAAGACGGTTGTAAAGCCAATCGCCCGGACAGGATTTATTTGCAAACCATCTATGTACAGTTAAAACCATTTCATTCGACTTTGGCGAATAATTTAGCGTCTTGCTCTCATTGCCAAACCAAAGCAGTTTAGTTTTGCCGTTTCGCTTGCAAATGTCAACACATAAGTCAACAAGTTTGTTGTATACTTTGCTATTCATCGTGTACGGTGCGGTTGTGTCACTTGCACATTCAATTGTTACCGCCCTCTGGTCATTTGCATTTGACGAACTACACCAAGAACGATTACCTTCATCAACACAAAGCAATACTCTGCCATCATAACCAATACCATAGTTACAACTTGCATCGCAAGCTGTGTTCATAAAAATATTGCCGAGGGTTTCAACACTGCACTGACCTACAACACAATGCGGAGTAATGCGGTCAATACTGTGTGTGCGTTTACCGCTGTGGTTTGGGCTTAATTTTGTGTAATCAACAAGTTTTGAATTACTCATAATTATTCCTCGCTTTCACAAATAATTTTTTTGTTTTCAAACTTTTTGTATGCGTCAAGATACATTTCGTTTTTATCGCCATTGTATGTGCATTCGTAGTACATACCATCGTGTAATGTTGTGCTAATAAGGCATTTGTGGTTTTGCAAAGTCTTACATGACCACACTACAAAAATGTCAAAAACAGGTGTACCATCTGACTTATCTAAGTGATTTAAAACATACCTGCGTACCTCTGATATTGCAAGTTCAATAAAATTTGCATTTGTCATAATTATTCCTCACCTTCATCTGTTTTAAATTACAAAGCACCCACCTCAATTAAGAGATGAGTGCTAATTTTATGTATTGTATTTAATTACTTAGGCTCACCATAAGTCATAGCCTGTTCACTATCTGATGTACCCTTAGTTGTAGGATCGACCACAACACCAAGCACTGCAAGCAAAGCAAATATGGTATTCACTACCGCCGTAAGGTTGTTGCCAAGTTCACCAAAATCAAGCTCAAACCCAAATACTTTAGCTACTGCCTGAATAAACAGAAGTGCCGCAGGAATAAGTGCAAGCCAAAATGTTTTATTTTTAAATCTTACTGTCCAGTTAATCATATAACCAACTCCTTAAATATTCTTTTCTGGCAAATGTAATGCCAGTTTATATCTATCAGTACAATATGTGTCTCCTCCGAGATTGTGATACTCTTTATACAGGTCAATCAAATTGAGCTTTTGTATCGAGGTGATACTATTTTTTGCAATGCACTTGTCACACAACTCTAAGATACTATTTCTCAAACCTGCCTTCACTGCTTCAGCCAACTTAACCGACATATCCCACTTCTCTGTATCAAGAGAAATGTGAGACTCTAACATTTCTTCAATTTTGTTCAGTTTCTCTATTGTGTCATTAGTGTTGTTTGTATTTCGCACCCAACCGATTATTTTACGGCGTAGAGGAGTGACGATAGCAGTCAACACTGTTAATATAGCAGTAGCACAACCAAAGCATACACTAATAGTCTTAATGATTTCAATTATTTCATTACTCATTCAATCACCACATTGGTTATTACTCCTTTGTTTGTATTATTTTTTCAAGCGCTGCAACTCTTGCCTCAAGATTGCCTTTTAAGACTTTATTGCGATTAGCAAGAGATACAGTGCATTGCATATCAATTGTTTTGTTCGCTGCAAGCTTAACTCGTAAATATGTAATAGGTTTAGTTACACCGTCTACAATCAATGACTTGGAAGCCTTATTCAACGCTAACTCCAGAGATGTATCAATTATGTTATAAGACGAATCTGCGAAAGTAATTGTCACATCTGATGAAACTGGTGTAATATTATCTATATAGAAATTATATGTACCGCCTTTCAATTCCAATGAATCAAGCTTAACATAGACGAAAGACTTGCCACTTGTGTATGCTGTATCGCATTTAATACTCAATGTATTGTCTGTTGCTACGACACTAAAGTGAGTATTGGTTTTGCTTGTATATGTACCATTAGTACACGATAAAATATTTGGAGCATCCTCTAACACATCTGATACATTAGCTTTTGGCGCACCAAAGTCGCTATCTAACAAGTCATACATTCTAAACAATTTATTATAATCGTCTGTAAGATTATTGGTGTACAGCATATGATTAGGCTTAATATATGTTGTTGAACCAATATCGAGAGTGTTACCACTATTCGTTAAACCAAAGTATTGATTATTTGCAGTTTGTACCTCGTTTTCAGTTGTACCATACTTATAATTAACATCAGATAAAGATAATTTATTAATTGCCGAAATCATACTTGCATCAAACATAATTGCAGATGCACCACGATAATGTCCTATTTGACAATCGTCAAAAATGATAGACTGATACTGATAAGTCAATCCTGCTGCATACCCTGATCTTAACGGACTTGTCACATTTTCAATTGTGCAATGTCGTACAATAACACTACACGGTTCATTGGTATAATATGTACCTGTTACAGACAGTCTCTGATTAAGCACAATGCCATTGCCAGTGTATTTGTCTCCATGCGTAGATGTTTCAGTTTTATCTGCTCCATAAAGTTTACAGTTGTCAATATAATTAGTGCCGTTATCCCAATCAAGAGTTACACAACTTGCATACTTATTGTGTATTGTTGAGTCTCTAAGTGTCATCTTACCGTATTGTGCTTCAATTGCCGCACCCCAACCATCAATATCAATGTAACAATTGTCAATGTTGGTATATCTTGTACTTACTTTAATGCCTCTTTTTGCACAGTCAGTAATTGTGCAGTTGGATACAGTAATATAACTATCACCACTACAGTCAGCAGAAGGTCTTTGAATTAAATAAATACCATCTCCATCAGGCTCTTTGTTGCCAACTTTGTATCCATTAATATTGCTGATTTGAGAGTTGCTGATATATCCGTGTTGACTAAACTCACCATTAACATTTGACACTCCTATACCGACTGCATGAATAAATGTATCCTCAGATACAGTACCAGCCTTAATGTCAGATACAATAACATTATTGATATTAAACTGAGAACAATCTCTAATTAAATTAATGCCAGCAGCAAATGAAGATGCTTTGTTTCCTGCACCTTTAATGGTTGCATTGGTGATATTATTGTTTTGGCAACCAACTAATGTAATACACTGAGACACTTTGTGCTGTCCATCAAAGCAACCCCCGATAATTGTTAAGTTATTACAATTAGTAAACTTAAAAAACGAACCTTGCACAGTCGTTTCAGCAGCGTCTGTCGAATTAGTAGCTTGATTGTAAAATACAAAATTAGCATTATCACAAATAATGGTCAAGTCATCAATATTAGATAAAGCAATACCATTACACTTATAAGTACCTGCTGGAAAATAAAGACATCTTTTGCTTAGCAAAGCTGTCGGTATTTTCGATAAGCTTGTCACTACTCCTGAATTGCTAACACCATACGCAGTTGAACTCAATAGTGACAAATTATTGTTACTCCAAAAATTATTTAGGAGGTATTGAATGCTTGGATAATTCTTAGCTGCATCCGTAATATCAGAGTTCTCCAAAATCTTCAAATCCTTGTTTTCAGGATTGATGTTAGAATATTTGGATATCAAGGTTAATAATGCACTAAACTGTTCACTGGCTTCAATTGCACGACCACTGGTTGACTTGCTAATAGTGAGATTAATACCGCTAATTTTCAAAACTTTGTTATCAATAGTGATATTAAGTTCACCTTCACCCATACCTGCATAAGCAGTCATAGAGGGCTTAACTTCAAACTCAACAACGCCTCGTTTAGCATCTATAATTGTTGCGTCAACAATTTCTTCAGAACCACGAGGGAGAGTTATTGTGTATGTAACTGCCGAACCAGTTAAGTCGATTGCTCCCTTATCATCCACGACCATAAGGCGAGGATATTTGATACCACCCTCGCCTTGTGTCACAGTAAAAAACTTGTTGTTGTCTTTCCAAGCGTGTACTGTATATATTTTATTGTAGGTTTTCATTATTTTCCTCCTTATCACTTCGTTAATATATACATTGTATTTTCATAAATAGAAATATTACTTGTACACTATAACGAATAATTTGGCTTTAAAACCCTCCTTTTAAAACTCTTCAAATTCGCTATCATCCCATCCTGTTGCTGTTTTGCTCTCAGTGCCTATATATACATAGCGTTTACCATTGTATGTATAATAGGCATTAGGGATAAGCATAATGCCCTTCGCAAATTCAAATGGATTATCAGCAACACCAACAGGATGCTCTTGTTCAACATATGTCTGGCTGACGAGTGTTTCACCGACATAATACTCAACCCAATTATAGCCGAGTTTATCTGATTGCGTGATTTTCTGTGATAAACCACCGAGTTTTTCAATCTTAACAGCCGTAGTATGGTCAGCTACAATCTTATCAACTAACGCATTATAATCACTCATTGTATACCTCCTCAATTTTAATTAATACCTTTTGTGCCGTGCCTTCTTTGGCAATGATATCCGCCATATCTGACACACACTCATCAGGTAGGTTTTCAGGCTTTGTAATTCGCCACTCGCTGAATGTATATAATGTTTTACCATCATCATCTGTTGATATCGAGATGTTGACGGGTATATAAATCACATCGCCATCACGATGAGGGATAGGCGAATCATATGATGTTCTTTCGCTAATTTCATAATTACCATTTTCAATCATCTTTTTCACTTCCTTGTGTATAACCTTATTTTTTAGTAGATTGATTTTTTGTAAGTAGGGTTTAGATATTTGTTTATAATTGGTACACCATTTTGAGTGAGATGACCAAGAATTAAATGAAGCAAGTAACGCCGATAATGGCATTTTGTTACACAACACTAAATTACACATTCGATTGAATTTGCGTGCATATGCTCGTCTTTTATCATTCCTTTTCTTAACTATAACCCATTTTGATTGAATATTATATTTAAAAATAAACCCACAAAAAGGTAAGCCGTTTTTTAATGGAATAATCTGGCTCTTAGGATTAAGTTGTAAGTCAAGAGTGTTTAAATATTCAACAATTAGCTCACTATATACGATAGCAGTATTTTTATCCTCACACAAGAAATAAAAATCATCAGCATATCTACCATAATACTGAATGCCTATGTCATATTTTACAAACCTATCCAAACCCTCTAAGTAAATATTAGAGGCAATAGTATTAATCTGATTACCTAAAGGTAGTCCAATATCTCCTTTTGTGCTATTAGTAAATACTTCAATTAACCACCACAATGATTTATCAAAATAATACTCCATTTGGTCGATTGACTTTTGATGATTAATGTTATAATAAAACTTAGAAATATCGCCTTTAAAAATATAACCTTCGGGGCACTTTTTACCAAACTCTTTTAATTGTTGGATTGTTCTACGATATGCAAATGAAGTTCCTTTACCTCGTTGTCCCGCATAGTTATCTTTAATGCAAATATATGGCAAATGCTGATTTAAAATATTTGTCGCATAATAAATGTTGCACGATTTTATCCCTAAATGAGCAGGCTTGTATAATTCTTCCTTTTGGTTCTTTGACTGTAAATTCAGTATATTTACCAACTTTATAAGTTTGATTTTTTAATTCTTGCTGTATTTGAGCTAAATTCTGCACAGCTTGTAACCTAAAATACATAGCTGATTGTTTATAAGATCGATTATTTTGAGCTTTTTTAAAAGCTTTATATAAGTATTCAAAATTTAAAAAATTGTCAATGCTTTGCATTAATTTATCCTTTCGGATGGGTTATCGTTTCTTTTGACTGATGACGCTCTGTTTTCGTTATAACACTACTCATTCTCACATTTCATCTAAACGGGCGAACCGAATTGTTGCCGTTGCTGGCGCCGCCGTAGTAGTTGTACAAGTCTCCAGTCGAGCCGAAGCAACGCAATTGTGAAGCAGATGAAGTTCCGCTAATTGTTCGGCACCAATAATTGTCTTCGAATTTTCTGTTGTCCGCACCAACGCCCTCAACCCATTCGTATATGTGTGCATCTTCAAGTGGATATACAACTTCGGTGCCCATTGCATAAGACGAACAAAGGAAGAAGTAGTCAGTCATTGTTTCAGAACCGCCACCATCATTTGTGTCGAGAATGCATTTCACAGATTTTGGAACAATGATTGATTTTTCATAGTCTGTAATTTCATACATAAAGCCATTCCGCGATTTATATGACGGAGCGGTGTCATAATCATGACTTGCTGTCCACCACTCGTTTTTCGGCTTGTTACTATTGAGCCATTGTCTGATATTAGATAAATAATATCTATTGTTACCCTGTGATTTTCTTTGACTTATAGGGTTAGGGTTGCCTGATGCGTTTTCGGGCTGGTCAAATACCATTCTGCCAGCAGGTGATGTCAGTGAACCCACCGTAATAAATCCTTTTTCTTTGTCGAGCGTATCAAAAATTGTCCATTTGATTTTAACACCGTTATATGCTCCGAAAACAATAGTATCACCAGTTTTAAGACTGCCAAGTAATACTTGTCCTGTTCTGTCTTTATAATCAACTTTGACAATGCTTTTTGTTTCTTCTGTTTGATATTGTTTTTCAGCGTTATACGGAAAAATTCTGTAATAGTATGTTCTTCCGACTTCAACGGTTGTATCTGTGTAAGTTATACCTGTTCCGTTAAATACAGTTTCACCGTCAAGTACATTCGTTGGAGCTATATTTTCTTTCTTAACAATTCTATATCCGCTTGCTTCTGTGTCCTGCCATTTTAACTGAATGGAAGGTGTTTCATACAACGCATCGGCTACCAATACTGTTTGTGGGGGGAGTGTAGAAGTGGGAGTAACGCCATTGGGAATAGCCTTAATTCTATCGGCATAGGCATTAAAGCTATCAGAGGGTTCAATAGTTCCGCCTTTGTATTCAATAGCAGTTTTAATATTTTGTTTGGTTGTTGTCATATATTCCTTTAACTCTGCATCCACATCAATCACCTCACCTGCAACAGCATTAATTGTTCCATCCTCTGCAATTCTTATATTTTCGCCTGCTGTTAATTTATCTTGCTTTTTGGCAAGTTCAGGCTTTAGACTTTCAGTAACTTCGGCAGTAAATTCAGTTTTATCTTCGGCAGTAAAATAATCAACACCTTTTACTGGAGTTTTACCGTCAGTACCGTTCTGACCTTTTTCACCCTGTTCACCTTGAATACCTTTTTCGCCTTTTTCGCCCTGTTCACCTTTAAGAGATCTTAGCCAATCTTCTTCAGTGCCGATAAAACCACCATTTTTTGCGATTTCATAAGCTGACAAACCATTTTGTCCATTTGTACCATCAAGACCGTCTTTGCCTACGATTTTTCCAAGATTTGTTGAATCTCCATTCGAGTATGTAATTACAAGTTCTCCACTTGTATTAACTTCGGATTTTGTAACACTTACACCGTCGTTTCCGTTCACGCCGTTTGTACCTTGTGACGGTTTATTTGTATCTGTTTCGCCAATGAACCAATTGCCGTTATCACCAATATGCGGAGTAATTCCGTCAGCACCCGAAACACCATCTTGTCCTTTTAGTTCACCATTGTTGAATTTCTGCTGGAAGGTTTCACCATCTGCAAACGTAATATCATCAGCAGTATAGGTTTGCTTGATATTCAAATCTTCAAGTGACTTATCTCCGTTAAGTTCAACGCCATTAATAGAAGGTCTATTACTCAAATGTGCATAATCACCGTCAAACTCTTTAAGTGTTCGCCAAATAGTGTTACCGTCATTATCTATAGACAACACTTGTCCGACAACACCGTTTGTAGGCGGTTTAGAGATAAAATTTTCTAAGATGTTAAAATCATCAGTGCTTTCAATCTTGGTGTCATCTGGTGCAAAAGAAACCTTAAAATTAACGCCTGAAAATCTTACATTACCTTCAGGGAACTGTAATTCTACAATGCCTTTTAATACGCCCTCAGCCGTTGTCATCTGTAAATACAAAGGTAAATAAATCAGACCTTTATCTTTATCTACTCTGCACTCAACACCTACTTTGTGTTCATCTGCTTTCAATCCATAATAGGTAGCAAGCGTACATTCTGAAAGGTCTATATCAGCACCGTGATTTTTAGTCTCAATCTCGAACTCAGTCACACCGTGTTCTCTTTGTGTGATTGGTTCAAGAACCTTGTTAATATAAGCACAATCAATGCTTAAATGTCTAATAATCATATAATCACCACCTATTATTCTGTAAAATTAAATGTTGTATTTCTAACACTTGTTTGTGAAATCGTATTGAAACAATCAATAAATCTCTTCTTGAGAGGCTTGGCAGAATAGTTTGTGTTAAATGTCAAACTGAAATCTGACACATCATCATAATTTATATGAATTGCAAGCAAAATAGGATACTGCCAATCACCGTCTTTTACTTCAAGAGATAGTGCTGTACCAAGTGTTAAATCTGCAATGTTATCCTTCATTTCAGGAATTGCCAATATATTCGCTGACTCAATCTCAAATTCGTAACACTGCTTACTGAGATAATTGTCATGA